GCGTCGAGACGGTGACCATCTCGCCGGCGCGCAGCCGCGTCGCGACCTCGGACAGCACCGGGTTGGGCATCAGACGGCCTCGCGCAGGGAGATCGAGACGCTCATGTCGCGCGGGCTGGCCTGCCCGGCCTCGTCATCGGTCAGGCGCATCAGGCAGGTGGGCCGGTCGGCCTCAAGCCGGATGCCCGCCGCCCAGGCGCTGCGCAGCGGCGGCCAGATGTCCACCTCGTAGACATTGGCCGTGCCGGTGGCGGTGACGAGCCCGACGCGGTGAAGCTGGCCCCAGCGGCTGAGCAGCAGGCCGGGCAAGGGCACATCGCCGGCGCGGACGCTGATGGTGATGCGCTCATCCTGCGCGGCGGCGGCTGCCACAAGGCGCACCTCATAGCGGCTGCCGAGATAGGACGAGCCATCGGAGAAGGTGGTGTCGTCGGCATGGGTGGTCAGCACATTCGAGCGCCGGCCCAGCCGGAAATCGCCCGAGGCCAGTTCGGCCGCCGTGGTCCACGATGGATGCTCGGAAAGATAGGCCGGCACGCGCAAGGTGCCGGAGCGGCCGCGCAGCCGGGCATGGATGTCACGCCACAGGGCCAGCCGGTGGGCCTTGGCCACGATGAAGCTCATCGAGCCGACCCAATAGCCCGCGCCGGCGCTGACAATCTGTTCGCCGCCGCCCATGGTCATGCCGCCCGAGCGGTTGATCGGGCGCGGGTTGAGCGTGACGGTCGCGTTGAGCGTGCAGACCGGCCAGGCCAGCGCGGCCAAATAACGATCCATGCTCACGCTTGCCTCCGGCGCTGCGCTTCGATCCGGGCCAGAGCGGTCCGGTTGTTGGCATCGATGGCGGCACCGATCATGGCGGCCACCTTCGGGTCAGCATTGCCTTGCACAATCACTTGTGTGCCGCCGATGGTGATGGCGCCGCCGCCGCCCATCTGGCGCGCGTTCATGATGCGGCCGGGCTGGCTGGGCACGAAAGTCTCGCGGCCATTCTCGCCGACCGTGTAGGCCTGCCCTGCCCTGACATTGCCGCCAGCGGCGCGGCCGAAGAACGAGCCGACCAGCCCGATCAGGCCGCCAGCGCCGCCGCCTGCCGATTTGGTGCCGAAGAAGCTGGCGTGCGGGCCATCACCCAAAAGCAGCGCCTGAAAGGCGACGTCGGCGAGCTTCTTGGTCATGTTTTCGAGCGCGCGCTCGGCGTTCTTGCCGCCGCTGACCACGTCCGAGAAGAAGGAGCTGATGTTGGTGCCGATGAACTTTTGCAGTTCATTGAACTGCGCCTGCTCATCCTTCATGGCCTTCAGGCGCGCCTCGGTCTCGGCGAATGCGGTGGCCAGTTCGCCGATCTTGACGCGCTGCTCGTCGGAGACGGTGACACCATCCTTCTGCAGGGCGTTGAGCAATTCCTGTTCGGCCTTGGCCTTGCTGATGGCCTGCGCCGACAAACCAAAAGTCTGGATGTCGAGATTGAGCGCCGCCGTGCGCCTGTTCAGCGCCTCGACCTCGCGGTCATAATCGGAGATGCGCTCGGCCGCCGACTTACCGCCACCGCCGCCGCCTTCCTTGCCCGGAACGGCGAAACGCGGATCTTCGATTGACACCGGCTTGACCGGATCGAGCCGGGCGCGGCCTCGGTCGCCCTCGCGGTCGCTGTCAAAGAAGCGGACACCGCCATCGCCAAGCTGGCGCGTGACGCGGGATTCGGGCGGGGCCACCACATTGCGCTGGCCGACATTGCCGAAAGCCCCGTCCATCGCATCCTGGACGGTTTGCTGGCCGCCAGCATCAATGAACTTGCCGCGCTCGATAGCGGCGCTGCGATAGGCCCGGCCCAGATTGCCGAGGGCATTGGCTGCCGCGCTGATGGCCGAGGACACCGTGCCCATGGCGCCGGCAAGCCCGCGGGTGAAGCCGGTGAGTTCGTTGACGACGCCGACCGCGTTGGTGGCCTCGTTCTTGAGCCGGGTCAGTTCCTGGGAGACGGTCGGGATGGCGTTTTTGGCCAGATTATCGAGCACGGGCCGGCCAGCCTCGAAGGCTGCGAAGAAGGCCGCCGACGAGACCTTGCCCTCGGTGACCAGCGTGCGCAGCTTGGCGATCGAGCCGCCAGCCTCATCAAGGCCCGCCGCGACCGCCTGCAGCACAGGCCGCGCGCCTTCCAGAATGGAGTTGAACTCTTCGGCGCGGACCACGCCGCTGCCGAGCGCCTGGCCGAGCTGGAGCAACGCGCCGGACGCGCCCTGCGCATCGGTGCCCGCCACGCGCAGGGCAACGCCGACGCCCTCGGTGAAGTTGATGATCTGCTGGCTGGTGACGCCCAGCTCGGTCTGTGCGGCGGCAATGCGGCCATACAGCGTGGCCGTGGCCTCCAGTGGCTGGCCCTGCCGCTGCGCGACATCGAAGAGCTGCTGATAGACCGTGCGAAGCTGCTCGCCTTCGAGCCCGGCGACCTTGAGCGAGTTGTTGACGCGGGTGAAGGCCTCCGAGAAGCCGATGACGCTGCCGATGGACAGCGCCCCGGCCACGGCCGCGCCCAGCGGGGCGAGGGCCGAGGTTAGTCCGCGCACGGCGATGCCGGTGCCGCTGAAGGCATCTTCCAGATGCTTGTTGGTGTCGTTGAAGCGCCGCTCGATGGCCTTGGTCTGGCGGTCGGTCTGCTGCGCGATGCGGGCCATGTCGCGCTCATACTTGCGCGCATTGACCTCCATGACCGCGACAAGGCGCTCGACTTCGGTTGCCATGCTTTACGTCTTTCAGTCGGTGATCGTGGCCGGCATGGCGTCGTAGATGGCGCTGGCGGCGTCGAACTCGGCTTCCGTCATGCCCCGGTCTTTCGGATCACCATGCGCGGTGCGGTAGCCATCGGCAGCGGCGGCCCATTGCCAGGGGCTCATGGCGTTGACCTCTTGAGGTGTGAACCCCATCACGGCCCCGGCTCCGTAGAGCCCGGCGAAGTCGATCCGTCCGTCTGGGAGGGGTCGTGAGCCTTCATCTCGCCGGGCAACTCTTTTCCCGGCCAGTCCTCACCGGGCACGCCGACAAGGGCTGCCGAGATGATGGCGCGGGCCGGCATGATGCTTTCGAGCAGCGGGCGCTGCTCGACATAGGTGCGCACAAGGTGGACAGCCTTCACCGGCTCCATGCCGCCGCCGATCAGACCGAGCCGGATGGTCTCGCGCGGATCCTCGACCTTCCACGAGCCGTCGATCAGGCGCTGGCACAGCACCTGCGGGCCGCAGCCGCACTTTTCCTGCAGCTCGGCGAGCTGGCCATAGGCCAGCCGGAAGGCATGGGTGCCGTCACCCCAATCCAGCGTGAGGCTGGCGTCGCGGCTCATCAGGCGGCAACCGCCGTGAAGGTGACCTCGCCGTCCGACTCGCCGGTGATGGCGATGTTGAAGCGGCTGCCGCGCTCGCCGCTCACTTCGGCGGTGACGTGGAAGTTGCCTTCGATGCGCTCGTTCGGGGTCGCGCCGCCTTCGCCGAGGCCGGCGACGATGATGCGCACCTTGCGGGCGGTGGTGGTCAGCAGGGCCGACTTGACCAGCGGCCAGGCTTCCTTGGCCAGAACGCCGGAGGCCGAGAAGGGCGCGGACTGCGAGACGACATCCCGCTCAATCCATGCCGGCGCGTCAGGGTCGGCGCAATCCTCGACGACCGTGTCGTTCAGATCCTTGTCCACCGAGAAGGTGATCTCGGTGAAACCGCAAATCTTGGTGAAGGTGCCGGGCGCGGCAGTCTCCTCGAAGTAGATGGCGCCCGCGCCGAAGCGGAGGGTGGTGGGACGAGCCATGGCGGTGGTTCCTCGATTGTGTTCTCGCAAGCCGTGCGAGGCGGTCAGGTCAGGTCGACCAGCATCCGGAAGGTCAGGATTCCGTGGGCGGTCTCGCCGTCAGGGTCGGCCATCTGGCGCGTGTCGCGGTGCATGTGCTCGACGCACCGGAAGCCGTGAGGTGTGAGGTCTGGCAGCCACTCGTGCAGCGCGGCGCGGACCACGCCGGCCAGCGTGCGCGACTGGACCATGCCAATGGCGCGCGACCAGATGTGGACCGTGATGGTGCATTCGGTGGCGTCGATGCACCCCGCGCCATCCTCGACGACCTCGATGTCGCCGATCTGGACGAACGGATAGGCCGCAGTCTGCGGCGCGCGATCATGCACGCGGCCAGCGACGCCGGTGACCTCAGCGACCAGCCGGGCGACATAGGCCTGCTGGATGGCCAGCGATGGGTCGCTCATAGCTGATCCTTGATGGCCTTGCGCATGGCGCGGGTGAGGCGCGATTTCGAGCGGCGCTTCAGCGCACGCCATGCCGGGAAGAAGTAGGGTTCGGCCCTGAACCCGCCGTGGGTTGCACCCTCGAAGCGGCCGCCAATCGTCCACGGCCCGGCGACGCCGAACTCCAGCCAGCGGGCATAGAAGGCCTTGTCGTCGCCGGCATGGATGGTGACGGAAAGATCAGGGTCGCTGCCGCCTGTGCCGCCCGAGACGCCGCGCACATTGGCATTGGCGGCGCGATACTGGCCGAAGGTGTAGCCGATGGAATTGCGCAGATCGCCGCTTCGCACCGGGGCGAGCCGCTTCTGCATGTCGGTGATTTCAGCCGCGTTCTTTTGCAGCGCGGCGCGCATGGCGGCGCGGGGTGCGCCCTGGATTGCCGCCAGCTTCTTCAGCAGGTTGTCCCGGTTCCGCAGGGTCATCGGCCAGAACTCCGAGGGCGCGGGCCCTTGCCACCTGATGGCTGGGGATGGAACCCTCCCAGCCCGCGGGGAAGAACCGCACCTGCCGGGGGTGGAGCCCGTCATCGCCCGGAAGCGTGCGGATCTCGGCAGGTGCGATGAAGCGCACCCTCGGCATCAGGAGCCGATGATGACGATGTCGTAGTTGACGGGTGTGCCCGATCCGCTGTTGGCGATGCGCAGCAGGTCGCCCGTGCCAGCCGTGACGGCCCAGCCGGCGTTGCGGTTGGTGACCACGAACTCGTCGCCGGGGCGAAGGGTGACGGTGTGGGTGGCCGCGCCGAACGGGCCGACGAACTGGTTGGAGGCGGCAGCGCCGATGACCACGTTGTTGGTGTTGCCGGCAGCGGCGCGGATGATGATGGCACGCACAACGGCAAAGCCGAGGGTGCCGCCGAACACGCCAGCGAGCACGCCGGCCAGATCGAGATCATCGTTGCTGGATGCCGCAATCGTGCGGGTGTCGGCAAACACGAGGTTGGCCTGGCTGTTGCCGGTGCCGGGGTTGAAGGTGGTCTTGTCGATCAGCTCGAACGGCATGGCGGGGGAGCCGAGATCGTTGGTGCCGCGCAGGGTGCCGCGCAGGGCGATGTCAAGGGTGGCTGTGACAGACATGGAACGTCCTTTCGAGGGGTTTGCGGATGATCAGGGAGCGACGCCGAATTCGCCGGACATCTCGATCTCGCCCATCGAGACAGGCGTGACCGAGCGGATGTTCAGCGCCTGCCCGAGCCATGGGCCAGTCATCACCACGGCGCGCCAGTCGGCGGCGATGGCGGCGGTCTCGGAATCGCGGCGCACGGTGAGCACGGCGCGGGCGCTGGATTCGAGCCTGCCGGCCTCAAGCTGTTCGCGGCCGAACTCGGGGCGGAGGCGGCACCAGCGGGTGCACATGGCCGACCAGACCTCGGGCAGGACATTGCCGTAGGCATCGAGCGCGCCGGGGATGCGGCGCTCGAAGCGAATGCGTGTGTTGAACGCGCCGGCACCCAGGCTCACAGCGTCACCCGGCGGAACGGGGCCAGCAGCTTGTCAACGGTCGGGTTCGGGCGTAGGCGGTCGGAGACAGCGCCCTCGCGGTTGACGTAAAGATCGCCGATCATCATCAGCAGGGCTGCGCGGATGGCGCCGGGCACATCGGCAACCGTGTCGCCATAGACAGCGGTGATCGAGACCGGCGCGAGGCGCTCGCTCAGCACCGGCCAGGAGAAACCCGGCGCAGCGACGATGAACGCGCCCTGATGATCGGTGGCGACCTGATAGTCAGCGGCATTGATGGTGGCGACGGCGTTGGCCGCGTCACGATAGGTCAGGCTGGTGACGCTGGCGACGGGCCAGAGCGGCAGGCGCAGATCGTCAAAGCCGGCATAATCGGCCCGCCATGTCTGGGTGACGAGGCAGCGGCCCATGACGCCGGTCCAACCATCAAGATGGGCTGTGGCAGCCTCGATCAGGGCCACGATCAGCGCATCCTCGTCGTTGTGCTCAACGCGGAGATGGGCCTTGGCCTCGGCCAGCGAGACAGGCGTGGAGGCAGGGGCAACGGTGCGAACTGGTGCGAACATGCGTTGCCCCTGTCAAGGTGGTGGAGATCAGGCCTGCTCGGACGAGCCGGAATGCGCCTTGTTTTCGGGCGCGGCTGCGCGTGCCTTCTGTGCCATCCCGTCAAGACGGGCGCGGGCGGCCTTCATGTCGGCTTCGCACAGCGAGCGGGTTTCGATGGCGGCGGCCAGCAGATCATCCGGGCAGGACGCGCCGGCCTCGAAGGTGACGGGATAAACCGCGCCACCTGTGCAGCCGGTCAGGTCTTTGGTGAGTTTCATGGCGGGGCATCCGGAAAGAGGCAGGAAGCGCGCGGGCGGGCGCC